AGCATACGATAGGATCTTCAATGAGACTATGGCTCCTATTCTAGAGCGCCGTATGGGGTTACTGCTTAACAATCCAAAGTTTAAGAAGCTTAACATCACAGACAAGCGTAGTCGTATTAATAAAGAAGTACAAACTATTCGTTCAATGGTTCGTGATACTGTAGAGATTACATCAACAGGTCAAGACTACCTGCAGGTGCTACGTAAGAAAGCACTGAGTAATGGTACGTCTGAGCAGCGAGCACAAGCTATGCGTCAGATGCGTGAGGATGGCATCAAAGCTAACATAAAAGATTTCAACTGGGATGAGCTAAGGATCTTCAACGCTAAGATAGATCTACAGAAACTCAGGGCACAACCATACTCAGCCATAGAGTAAAAGAAGAGGGAGCAACTAAGCTCCCTTTTTTTATTTCAATCCATACTGTTCTGCAGCAAACCTAGCTATCAGTGTTACATCGTCTAGCCGTTCCTTTGCTCTATCCTTATGGCGAGACTCATACAAGTTAGCGTCTATGTGCTTATGTGCTGGTATAAGTAGCGTGACTAATTGATCGTAGAACTTTTCTTGTTTAGCTTTTGTGAGCCTTAAGGCTTCTTGTTCCAAGCTGTTATTCATAAGTTTTCCTTCATAAAGACTTTGACCCACTCAGCACAGATGTCACTACGTATAATGTCATCCACACCAAACTCAATGATAGGCACGGGCAGCATGTACTTCTTAGCTAGATGTATCACTTTAGATAAACCGTCTGCTTCTTTTAAGTCTGACTGCTGCACGTCACCATTGAGAACTATTGTACTGTTTTCACCTACCCTTGTCAACAGCATCTTTAACTCATGGGTTGTAATGTTCTGTGTCTCATCGACTATAATAAAGCTATCATCAAAGCTACGCCCACGCATCAACGCTAGTGGGGCCATCTCTATGTTACCATTCTTTATAGCTGTGTCTACAGTACCCTTACCTAAGTGTTTCTCTAACACGTCTAGCACAGGCAAAGCCCACGGGTAAGTCTTCTCTTCTAAGCTACCGGGTAGATAGCCTAAGTCTTTACCCACAGCTACATGTGGTCTAGTGATAACTATCTTGTCGATCTTCTTTAAGATGTACAAGTCAGCAGCGTAGGTAGCTGTAACGTATGTCTTACCTGTACCTGCTGGACCTAGCACAAAGACTTGTGAGTGTTCCTTCAGGGCATCTATGAACAACTTCTGTGTGTTTGTTCTAGGTACTAGCCCTGAAGTATTCTTTTGTTCGGCGTTCTTATAGTTTGTCTTTCGACGGGTGCGCCGTTGCTTAACTGGTATTACATTATCCATAGTGTTTCTTTAAGTACTCCATTGCATTGTTTAACCCTTCAACTGTGTCACCTAAATGTCCTATCCCTACGTTACATCCATTGCAGATCCACCCTCTAAACTTTAAAGTCTTGTGACAGTGGTCTAATAGTAGAGCCTCTTCTGCACCACAACAGTCACATCTATCTGGCATAGGAGAAGCTATAGCTTTTAACGTATCTCTAGTCTGTCTCTGTTTCTCCTTACAACTCTTACAAACTTTAGAGTATGATGGTATGTTATCTTTTTTATAACACTGTATGTGAAAGCCTACTATAGGTTTAACTTCTTTGCAGACTTTACATTGTTTGGTTTCTTCTGTATCATCATAAGGTAGAGATGAGAACATTTGTAATTGCATTATGCACTTTCTGGTACTTGGAAACAGTATGTGTTAGCTGATGATTCTGGAGTAGGTCTAGTACTCATAAGACGATCTTCCATTTCGGTAGCTAGTTGATTACAGGACTTAACATCCATAAACAAACCATCAAAAGATTGAACCTTAATCTTACCTTCAAACATCATTATGAGTACTAGAACATACATCTTAGAACCAGCCTCTTACTTGATCAACCAGCGCTGGGCCATGCTCAGATGCAAGATTAATAACTTCGCCTACTGCGGCAAAACCAATAGTTGCTAATGCTAAAAATTCAATACCTGTCATATTAATCTCCTTTCAAGAGAGTTTTAAGTTGAGTATAACCACCTATGTGATTACCTTCCTGATCCCATATCTGGGGTACAGTCTTTATACCAGACTTTTTAAATAAGTCAAGTACCCATTTAGAGTCATTGAGAGAATAGTACTGTACTTCAATACGATTATCTCTCAGTAGACCCATAGCTTTTGAGCAGTGAGGGCAGTCAACCCGCCCCACTAATGTGTATATACTCATGTCAGATCCACTATCTCACAAGTGTCCCCAGTACACGCCATAGTCTGACTACCTGCAGTATTGTCTTCATCTTCATACTGCGTAAGCTCTGACCAGTCTATGTTGTTAGGCATCTCTTGTAACAGATCTATGTACTCTTCTTTCGTGCAGTCCTGGTAAGGTGCTTGCTGATATGTATGATCTGAGTGTGGTAAGAAAGACACACCTGACATCTCATCAAAGTGTTCATACACAAATGCACCTACATGCAGCCACTCATGGTCACGTACTGATATCGTCACGCTTGGCTTATGCTCACACCATGAACGCTGGTACGTTAGCCATGTCTGTAGCTGCTCAATGGCTGTCATGTCGTTACGTGTAACAGCTTTATCAGGAGACTTAACTGGGAAACTAAACACTGTAGTAGTGTCACCCTTCATGACGCACGGCTCGTTAGGTACACCCTTGTCTTTCATGAACTGTGTTAGCGGATCTTTATTATCACCACGGACAGTACGGATATAATAGGGACTGTGGCGAGCATGTATGCCAGAGGCACTATCCACCAGTTGCGAGACTGTACCCGATGGTTTGACACATGTAATCGCAGCAGATACAGGTATATTAAGACGGTCAGCCCATTCAGCATTAGTAGATACAGCGATCCCACGAAGATGTTCAAGTGTTTTTTCCAAGCCTTTGTTCTTATGAGTCATCAGAGGGTTGTCCATTATTCCCGTAAGTGACACACCAAGCAAGCGCTCCTCTTCTGTGTTGTTCGTCCACACCTTACGCAGGTAGGGGAACTTTGTGTATGAGGACTGAATGGTTCCCAGAATCGTAGCCAGTTTAACTTTCCTAGCAAGGTCTTCCACAGTATCCGTAGCACGTACAACTACCTCTGTTAAATTACAAAACTGATATGGGCGCAGGATGATTTCGCTGCAGGGGTTAGTACCAAAGTCGTAGTTACTATCCCTTCGGTTATACTTCTCAGCTTGCTTCTTGCTTGCTTGCCGATTGAATACACCACGCTCACCTGACTTGCTCTCTACCAGTGACTGCCACTCACGCATGAATGTTTCCATGTCTGGCTTCTCAGTGTAGCTCACAGAGTTATTAGCTAAGGCTCTCCACGCTGCAGTCTCCCACCACTGACCTGACTTAGCGTGACGCATACGGTCATCACTTAGGTTAGACAAACTAATCATAGCACTACGGCGTACACCACCTACTACTACGATCTGACCAATGAAGCACATCAAGTCATGACACTCAACGCTGGATAGCTTACGTCCTTGTGCATTCTTGAAAGTTGTGATAGCAAAGTTAAATAGTTCTACTAGAGGCGCTGGGCCACTAGCTCTACCACCAAACGTCTTAAGCCTAGCACCTGCAGGACGTACACGAGACACATCCCACTTAGGGATCTCACCAGCCCAGAGGAGTGCAAGAACTTGACGGAACGCCTTAGCCCAACCTTCCTTACTGTCTTTGACAACGACTGTGGTATCACTGTAGAACAACTCAGGCACTTCAGGGAGCTTACTAACGTACTGCCGCTCGACACTGAAGCCGACACCAGTGCCACACAAGAGGATGTACATAGCCTCATCGAAGGACTTAGGGTCATCTACGGGTAGGTAGCTACAGTTATACCCAGCAGTGTTGTCTCTGTCAAGCGCTGGGCCAGCAGTCATTAGCGCTCGCATAGAGGGCATGACTTCTAGATTCAAGATGGCATTGTGTATTTCATCTGACGTAGCTTGATCTACTTTGTTGTCTACTAAGTTAAGTATGTAGCGCCCTACGGTAGCGCCCCAGTTCTCACGTCCTTCACCATCATAGTACTTGGCGTATCGTGATAGAGCAATGAAGCTCTGATAATCTGTCGGTAAGTAGTTGCTCATTATCTGTTGTCTCCTGATCCCTTAAGTTTACCACGCTGCTCCCTGTCATTCAGCTTAGCCATATTCATTTCCATAGTCTTGCGTAAGTTACCACCAAAGATGTTAGACAGTGCGGTAACGTAGAACAATACATCACCTAACTCTTTGAGTACTTCTTCATCAGAGAACTTAGAGCTATCACGAAATAGTTTCTTGATCTTCTCTGCTACTTCACCTGCCTCACCTGTTAAGCCTAGCGTGTTCTCTACTAAACGATCACGGCCTTTAGTGAATACCTTATCCTCTACAAACTGACTATAGAAACGTATTGGGTCTGTGTCATAGTCAGAGCTATTTTGAAACATCTCAAAGTATCCGAATGCTTCTAAGTCTGTCTCGTTAATCATGGGCGCTCCTTTACATATAAGTTTTCTACTTCAACATCATCAGTATCATAAAACGTATCAACTATCAAGTCATATACATCTTCACTGTGTGACCTGTCATCTGACGATAGTATGTTATTGTTCTTATCTACCGCCATCACAAATGTAACACTGAATCTTTTATCCTTCATTTGTGTGTCTCCAACCAACGCTTACGTAGTCTGTTCAAGTACCAGATAGCTTTATCTATATCTTCTAGTCCGTTCTTGTACTCGCAGCGCCACATGTACTTCAACACGTTAGCTGCTTGTGGTGCTAAGGCTCCAGACATATTCTCTGTCATAGCTTCTATTGCATCTATACATTCAATACCTGCTTGGTTGTAATGTACAGGTTTGTTTACTGGATCATGTCCTGTCATAGGTGGTTCTTCTTTAATCATGCGTTACCCTGTGTCTTAGTGAATGCAGTAAGGCGTAGTACCTTACCACCTGTACCTTCTACTTCCTCGTATATATCAGATTGCTCTTGCATGTCAAGGTCTATTAGTCTATTTCTTTCAGCTTCTACTGTATCGTATACATAATCATCCCACTGTGACACCTCTAAGAAAGCACCTAGCAGAGTAACTAAGTTAATCATCTGTGCTAGATCTGTTTTGTTAAGAGTGTTGTCTGGGTGTAGTGCTATGCCTGTAGATAGTTCGCCTGTCCAGTCACCATTCTTATCATACTCTAGTGGTTTAAGTATGAACGCTACCTCGTTACCTTCAATCTTGTACGACATTTAAGTTTTCCTTTTATGCTTGAGGGGAATACGATCTGACTTGATCGGCTTACCTTTTTCTTTTAGCCATGCTTCAGGTATAACTCTATGTGCCCACATGAAATCATTCTTATCACACCAATCAAAGTAGCGAGACTTAGCTCCCTTGTATAGCTTAGCTTTGGCGTTACTGAAGACGAACCGTATGTCTAACTCAGGGTGCTGCTTCCGTACCTCTAAGTGCTTACGTCTGTCATCACTATCAAAGATCCCTTTGGTTTCTATTATGATACCGTTATCTAAAACGAAGTCAGGTGTGTACGTCCGATAGCGTAGGTCTTCCCATTCTATCTTCAGTAACTCATACCTGACTTCTTTCTGCTCAGACTTTAGGTACGCAGCAACCTCTTTCTCTAGGCCACTGCGATACCTTCTAGAGTTATGCTTACGCTTCTTCAGTGGCGGCATCAGGCGCTTCAATACCTAGTGACTGCCGTAGCTCTGCTGTCTTCATCTGTCCTACAGCCTGAACACAACCCATCTGGTGACTGAGTTGATTTAGTATGACAGTGTTCTGCTGCAGTAGAGTAACGATCTCTCGCTGCTCATCTGTTAGCTTCTCAAGTTCATACTCTTTATCGTCAATAGTAACTGCGGTCATCTATTAATACTCCTTATTTAGTGACACATACTCTACAGTAGGTGGCGTCTTACCACCCTTGTATACTTTAGATGGCAAGGCTTGCAATCCTGGCCAGC